GAATCATTTTTAAAGGACCACCAATGAATTTTAAAGGACTAACATTCGGTATTATAAATTCAAATATTTTTGAATCATTACTAGATCCGGGAACTGGTATTGAAGTATAATTAAGAGGATATACACAGTTTTCCATCGAATAACCGCTAATGTTGTCCGTCACGAGACCTGCACCTATTATAGTATCTATATTGTTCATATATGTAAAGTATTGCGGAGGTACAAAATTTATACGAATAGAAGGATTATAATCTCCGTCCAAAGTTTTAACCGTAACCCGCATTTTTAAACCAACATGCTTTCCGTAATACATTTTGGACAGAACTACACAAGGAGAAGCGGGAATGTCAGATGCCAAATTTAAATTTTCTCCTATTAAATCTTCTAGTTCTATTACTACATTTGTCTGTTGCATAGCATGTACGATTTGAGATGATGGTATGTACCGGTAAGTTCTTCTTATCAACGGTCTTATATCAACCAAAGGTAATAACCTATTATTTTCGTGTAATTCAATACTCGTAGCTACTTTATCATCTTGTTTTTGAGGTTTATTCATAACATAACTTTGAGGTTTATAGTTTTCTATCCTACCTAAAGGATTATTAACAGGACCATTGGCATACATTAACTCAGTGGAATAACCGTAAAATTCCGTACCTGGTTCCATACTAATATACACATTAAAATAAGCTGTCAAAGGGGAACCTGAAGAATAAACTAAGGGCTGAGCTACGTATATATAATATAGTCCATGCAATAAAGCCTCTAAGGTACTATCTCTTGCGTTTAATAACATTTGATTTCTTGCTAAATAAGGTAAAATAACTTCTTGCGTCTGTCCTCCAGCAGAAAATTCTAGAAGATGTGAAGGTGCTTGTAAAACTGTTTGATAATCAGGATAACCAGTAAGTACGTTGGAAGATGGATTATACAATTGTATAAGCCGCAATTTCACTTGTTGTTTATTATTCATTACGGATTGAATCGTGATTTTAATATTGCCACTCCATGCACGAGTTAGGAGATGTATAGCCTCTATATTGTTAGCTAGGCAAGGTGCCAATTCTGAGTCATAACTAGTAATAGTTTGCAGCCCTCCTTGATAAGGAGAAATTGGTCTAACAAACAGTAACTTTCCAACTGGATCCAAATAATTAACGCCAAAGGTACCAATGTATTGCTTTTTCTGGATAATATGATTCAATGCCATTTCATCAACATCTGTATTAAAAATTGGTTCCTGAACAATTCTAACAAAATTTGCATTGGGGTCAAGATTCTCCATATACTGTAAAGTATCAACATTATTTAACCTATTCCTCTGAAGCATAAGAGTAGATGACTGAATTTGAGGTAGATTTGGGTTATGTAACCCTGTATAATAACGGATGGCTCCTCTAAGCCCATCAATAGCATCTCCAATAAAAGATTTAGCGAACCCTGTCGCAGAATCAATAAGAGAGGTACCTAAATTACTAAAATAAGATTGCGGATTATACGTAATGTAACGGGGAGTAGGTACTGCTACTTCTAAATTAGTTAAATTGGCTTCAATCGTTATATTTAATGCTGTAGAAGAACCAGAAGAAGACAATAACTGGTTCAATACTAGAAAAACTAAGGTTGCAAAGGTACCTGGATAATTATTTAAGGAAATCGCTGGCTTGTAAGAATCCTCACTATCTACATCCAGAGAGTCATAATCAGTATTACAATACCACGGTATGTCAAGAAGAACTGAAGTCGCCTCATTAGCATGTAGAAATGCATGAGGTCCCGATAATATAGTATTTACGAGAGTTACTTGGTTTGCGGAATAATCTAAAGTATTGGGCAATGGAGGTATTATGCCAACTAAAACACAACCGGCATGACCAATAGTACCAGCAACTGAGATACTCAATTGTCCAGCCATTCTATATAAAGACCCAACTTTGAGTCCATTTCTTAAAGACACATTAGAATTAATTATATCACGAGGTAATTTTTCTATAGAATTATTTATTAATTGATATTGCGGAATATTCTGCGACCATCTAACAGAGCCGACATAAAAAGGTCTATTAATAAATGGTTTAACGTCTATTTTAAATGGTTCATCAATATGTGTACGTGGTACTATTAATTTCTTTGTCATATCATTTATTTCTCTAGTCTGAATACTAGCAATACTAGTTGACACTATATCATTACTTTTATGTAAATCGTATTCTATTTTTTCTTGAAATTCATTATCTATTTGTAAGTTTGGTATTGCTATGTCATTTTATAAAATACATATCGACATAAATATATGTATAATTTGCGATGCTTTTACAATATTAGCCATCCCTGTTTTCGCATCAAAAACATTAGAAGGTATTACTAATATACTATAAGTGATAGCTAAAAATAGTCTATATTATAGGAAAAATAAAAAATTAATTAACTTAATTATAAAATTGTAAAATAAAATTAAAAAACAGTATATTTAATTAATATAAAAATTGCATAATTAAAATTGTATATTATATATTTATAAAGTCAAATTTATTCAAATTAGACAACATTATGGAATACATTTCCTTGTCCATCATCGTTTTCATTATAACGTCCTCCTTAAAATCTATAAAAGAAATTCCTTCATTCCTGGCTTTTTCTTTAATCATTTTCAATAATTTTTTACATTGCGTTCCATATAAAAATAACTCATATTGGAGTGCTGTCAATTTACCATTCATGACTTCTTCATATGTTTTATCTAACGACCAATATCTCAATGACTCAATTAAAGTACTCATCTCAAGCACACCTACTATTTTCTGTAGCATCGGATTAAACCTAAACGTTCGCTTCAAAAATTGACATTCTTCTATCTGTTTACTCGGTTCTACTATATCTCCTTTCCTAGCATCTGTATATGACATGCCTAAAGACTCTGCTACCTTCCTCATAGTAACTGCATTTACAACTTCTCCTAATCGAGCGGGAACGCTAACAATTTTATCATCACCTAAAACAAAATCAACTATACTATGAAAATCATGCAAGGAAGCACTTCTTTTATTTCTTATTATGCACAAAGCTGTCAAGCAGCGATTCAACAAACTATTAAATAATGCTGTCACCCAACATCCTGATGGCATAGAATGGGTTGTTAAAGTTAACTGCTCACGAGTTAAAACGTAAGAACGTATCATAGACATAAGTAGGACATGTAATATGCGCTTATCTTCATTACTTCCTTGAAACCTACACAACACTACATCAGCTATCAAATCTTGCAATTGTGAAGGTGCACTTCCATCATAAGATCCAAAATCTCCATCGAATATTATCTTATTCACCGTCAATTTATTATACAATTGTTCAAAATCTAAATAAGGATTCATTCCAATAGCAATTCCATTATTCCACATCTCTTGTTTAAGATATACAAATAATTCAGCCAAGTACTGCTTCACTAAAATAGTATGGTGTAAAGGTAACACTCTGAACAATCTAGGTTTATCTATTTTTTCCGTAGTACGCAATTCGTCTTTTAATGCTTCTTTACACAATATATCTCTGGGATGTAAATTATTATTTAACACAGCTGACTTAAAACTTTCTATTTTTTCTTCTAATAAAGGTTTTATAACCTGAGCTTCAAAATCAATATATAATGTTTTATCCTTCTCATACCCATATCCATTAGCAGAATCCTTATTTATTTTTCTAATATCTGCATTTCCAAATACTGCTTCTTGTAATGATATCTTTTCAAAAGACGGTGGCATCAAGCTT